TGCCTGCGATATTTCTTGCAAATAACAAACCCAAGTGCAGCCTGTTTAGCCGTCAAACTAACTTTATCAGCCAATTCATGACCTATAACAACATCGACTTTGCTGAACCCCATTCCATTACGAATGTTTGCATGGTCGAAGTCAAAACCTTTTAGCTTTAACAAGCAGTCATGAATAATACCAATGTCATTCTCATCAATCTTTTTCGATATTTCTTCTATCTGGTCCTTCCGAACTCTTTTTGTGGCCGGAACATTGCTATCATCTTTCGGGTTAGACATACTATCAACAACGTCGAAATCGTGTTGATTTATGTCTGCAATAACATCATCGACACATTTTCCACCACCATCCAAAGCAGCACTTATAATATTCAATTTATCGACAACCGTTGTTGCAAGCTTCTGGTCCAGAGATCCATCCAAAGCTATGTAATAGACATTCGTGCTGTTCCCGGTTGCCCCTATTCGATTGCACCGAGCCTCAACCTGGCTCATATTTGCCGGAACCCAATCAAATTCGACTATAGCAACGTTAGAAGCTGCGGTTAGTGTTATTCCAACCCCGGCGGCGGTAATTGATCCTACGAAGACTCTGACCGATTTGTCGCGCTGGAAAGAATCAACCGAAGCCTGTTTCTCTTCAATGCTATTCTTTCCCGTCAAAACAACTGGATTGTATTCAGATAATCCAGACATAAGCCCATCTATAACATCATGGTGCCATGCAAAAACGGCTATTTTGTCAACACCAGAATCAAGCATATCTGAAATCGACTCTACAGCATAAGGAATTTTAAGCACAGCCGTATCATGGCGCACCTTCGCCATAGAAGTAAAGGCGATCCTGTTTCCCTCTTTTAAATTGTCTATCGCCTTTAAATACTCTTCCTCTCCCTCAGACTTTGCCATTTCAGCAAGAATCTGCAATCTAATAACGTTCTCAATAGAGTTTTTCTCTATTTCTTTTTCAATCTCTATTTGCTTTCGGCATCCATCGGCAGGAATAACCATGATCGTTCGCCGAATCAAAGGAAGATCCTTCAAAACGTCGCACTTAAGCCTTCTTACCATGCACGAAGATCTAAGCTCCATCTGAAGCCTGTCAAGATTGCTGGCACCTTTAACATCCCACCCATACCTTGTTTGTTTTCCATCGCAAAATGTTTCCACGTATGAAACCCAATTCGGAAACACTTTTGGCGCTATTCCGTGAACCAATGGCCACAACTCAATAGGGCGATTCGGTATAGGAGTACCGGTCAAGGCAACTATGAATTTAGCCTCTATGCGAGAAACATGGTCCTTGTTGCCCTTTTTGTTTCTACCCCATACTTCAGATCCGCGATCAGACTGTTTAGACTTTACCATTTGGCATTCGTCAATTATCAAACAATCCCATTCTACAGAACGAATCTGATCATGATATTTTTTTAGAACGTTATAATTAACGATCATAACATCAGCCATAGAAAAATCACCATCCGAAATTTCAACGGACATTTTTCGCACCAACCATTTTTCCAGCTCTCGCTTCCAGTTTATCTTTAAACTGGCAGGGCATACTACGAGAATCTTTTTGAAAGAATCAATTGCGTTTATAACTCCAATAGCCTGAATAGTTTTGCCTAAACCTATTTAGCCCATCTCGTCGCCGAACAAAACGCCGGAACAAGATGGATTTAGCCCTCCTTTCGAGTAAATGTTTAAAGCATAATTTATTCCAGCCACCTGATACGGAAGATACGACAAACCTTCCGGGCATGGAATTTTAGCACTCGATTCAGAAGCCATTGAATCTACAATAACACGCTTTTTACCTTCAATTGTTTTATTAATAGCACCAATAGCATTTTCATCGGCACTACTCATTAACTTCACCGCAATATTAATATTATCAGTCCACCACTCTTTTATCTTTGGATTCCAACGCATTCCGGCACCCTTCGGAATATTTCTCGTTTCGAATCCACCAAGCCAGACAAATTTATTGTTTGAATAAGTCAACATGATATAAATATAACTAATTCCCGTTATTACGTCAAGTGTTTTAGAAGTTTTTACCACTTTTGTATTTTTTTTGTTAAAATTCTCAATATTAATTTTAATATTGTCCCTTGTTTTAGTCCAGATGTAAAAATAAAATTACCAGTCATTTTTAAACGGCTCTTTTTTTTCATCGGCATAATTTCCTGTTTCTCCATTGTAAATTAAATTACATTTTCCCATTTTGCCACAATAACGAAATTTTATTTTCTGAATATAAATACTAACAATTTCTGTGTTTTCAACCAAATTCCTATGTACGCATAATCCATTGTCGGCTTTGTTTCTCCAGTGACTTGATCCCATTATGTCGTATAATTCAGGAATAGAATATTCGCCCTTTTTGTCTTTTGTCATTTTTGTTGGATGAGCAACAATCCATAAATGAGTGTTTTTTTTTCTCGTAAATTTTCTTATTGTTCTTAGACTATTACCTATATAATCGGAGTCGTTTTCACCTTTGGGCTTGCATAGCTCTATTTCGTTCCATGGATCAATTATCATTCCATCGCATCCGTGTTTATCTATTATTTCGCTTGATGAATTAATTATCATGTCAAGATTAACATCGTTCTCAAGCGCGTCGATGAAAAAAAAATGTTTGTCGATAAATTCTACTGCGTCGTCAATCTCTTTTCCAGTCATTCCGCTTTTCGCCGACATTTTTTTATTGCATATCTTTTCGATCAACTTGTGATAGTGCATTTCGACAGGATAGTTTTCTGGTGAGAACACCACGAATTTCCATTTTGATATTTTTGCCAAATTTATTGATAGCGCATCCATGACCTCGCTTTTACCCATAGATGGCATTCCGGTGATAACCGTGAACTGGCCTTTAACGACAGAATAATATTCGTCCAGTCCATTCCATCCTGTAGTTAGTCCGCGTTTGTAGCCGTTTTTGTATATGTCATAAATTTTACTCTTAACGGATTGCGTATCAATAAGCACAACCGGCGATTCAATTTTTATCGAAATATCATTTTTTATCCGATCACCATACCCATCGGCGTAGAGCCTTTTGGCTGCTGCTGAATAATCTCCATTGCATTCAAGGATTGCATACACTGCCGACTTTTTGTAAATATGCGAATTTTCAAAAGCCGTCGATGTCGTAAAAACGTAAAAACGATCCGGTATATGGTTCCAACTTGCCGAAATTCCGCGCTCGTCTTTACCTGGGCGTTTGAAATAAATTGTCTCATTTCGCCGAAATTGCGTCTTCCATCCGTGGCGCTCCAGCAACTCGACGATATCCGCTTTTGAGTTGTAATCATCAAGAGGCGTGTTCCCGGTCGTTGAAATATGCGCCGGTGGTTGCTTTGGCTCATCTTTGATTAACTGGTCAAACGACCGGGAAACGGACAAAATAAAATCTGTCTCGTCCTTAGATATCCGCTGTACCTGTGTTATATCTGAGTAATACCAATCATATCCGATAGACGGTGAACAAACGAAATACCCGCCTTCCCCCCTGGTCTCGATCATTACTGCACCAAAGGAATTACAGGCGAGTTTTATATTTTTTACCATAGTCTCAGTTCGAAAAATAACGTGCTTTCCACCAGATGGAGTAATCTCAATAACTAATTTCGACATTAATTCTGGATATTGCGATACCACTACTTCCGTCCACTCGTCCCACATATCGCCGTTTTTTATGTCAAAATCTATGCAAACAAGTCCTCCGGAGATTGCCCCGCATATTGCTCCAATATTTCCGCGCCATCCAGATGCCTCGTCCTGGAGAGCGTACGCTTTTTGATAATCCTTCCACCCTGATATAGCCGGAATCTTACCATTGCAAGGCAAAACAGAGATCCCGACGTTTAGATATGTTTGGAAAATATTCATCCCATTACCCTCGGATTTAAAATATTCATTATTTTACCCAATGCCGGAAAACGAGTGTCTTCATCGGTTCTTAAATGTTTGTTGATTGCAAAATCAAATTT